CGATCTAAGTCTGGAGGATTACATTTGTTTTTATTTTTAAAAGAATGGAGTCCAATAAAAGAAGTATTAAGTAAATTACATGAATGGAATAAAAACTTTTTTCAAGCTTTAGAAGTTTTTCCTATGAACAAATGTATGAACATGCCTTACTTCAACATGAATGCTACAACAGAATTTGCTTATAATGAAAATAATACACCTATTATGATAGGTAACTTTTTAGAATTAGTTGCAAAGAAAACTATCTCTTTAGAGCAATTATCAAATATCAAAGTAAAAGAATATGAGCCAGAAGAAGATTGGAAACATTATCCACCATGTATACAAAAAATGATTATGGATAAATGGTCTGGCAATCATAGAAACGATTTGCTCTACAATGTCGGTGTATTAGAAATGAAAAAGGCTGACGGTAAAATAAATATAGAAGAGATGACAAATGTTTTACTAAAAAGAAATCAAGAAGTTTTTATAACACCATTAGATATAAACGAAGTAAGAAACTCTGTTGCAAAATCAGTTACCAAAAAAGATTATAATTATAAATGTCCTCCTAAGTTTGGAGCAATTACACCCATATGTAATAAAGACTTATGTAAGTTACGTAAGTTAGGTATTGGCAGCCAAGTCCCAGATTTGATAGATGACTTTGATAATGTTGAGTTTATAAGAACTCCAACTACAATAGAATTTACTTTTTCTTTTCAAGGAGAAAAAATTGTTGTCAATCCAGAAGATATGAAAGATGAAAAATCATGGAGAGTTAAATTATTAAAGTATGGAATATTTTGGATGACATTACCTAGGCCACGTTCTGGACCATCACCTTTTGAAATGCTTATGTCTACAATTGTAAAGAAAGCAGTAGAGAATGAGAAGATGAAATTTGAGGATAATGTTGGTGAACAAAGATATAGTTTTCTTAAAAAGTTTTTTGAGAATCATATAGAAGAAGATGATTTTAAAAAGTTAAAAGATAATTATGTTGTCTTAGATTCTGAAACAAACATTTGTTATTTTAAAAGAATTACATTTGAAAATTTTTTAGGTAAGAATAAAGTCTTTCGTTCAGCGAATGAAGCATTTAATTTATTAGGTTGTGAGAGATTAGACTATCATCCAGGTAGTGGAGAAAAGAATGTTTGGTATGTTACAATGCCTAAATTTGTAGACTATAAACCAAATGTTCAAGAACAAACAAAAAAAACTAACCAACCATCAGAAATGGATGATGACTTCCACACAGGAAAATTTAGAACTTAAAATATTACAAGACCTCTATAAGAAGACAATTAAAATATTTGGTCCTCCTGGTACCGGTAAAACATATACACTTATAGAAAGAGTTTTAAAAAATTATTTAAGAAAAGGAGTGCAGCCATCTGATATAGCATATCTATCATTTACTAACAAAGCTGTTAACACTGCAGTCAAAAGAGCCCTTGAATCTTTTCCAAATTATTCGACAGAAGATTTTTTAAGATTTAAAACATTACACACATATTGTAGAAGATATTTTCAAGAAGAGGTATTTGATCCTAAACATTGTGCAATTGATTTTGCCTTACAGACTAAGATAATAAAAACTTCTGACAAGCGTTTAGCAGATGAGGCATTTACTTTTAAGGATTGGTCATTAGGTATTTACAGTAAAGCTAGAAATTTACTGATGGATCCAGAGCAAGTCTACAAGAAAGAGACATATAAGAAAGACTCACTAACTGTGTTTAATCGTAAGATTTCTACATATGAACATTACAAACAAGGTGGAGGAGAGAGATCTTTTATAGACTTTGATGATATGATTGAAAGAACAATTAAAGAGGTTGATTTTCCAAAACTCAAGGTTTTAATTTTAGATGAATCACAAGATTGTACGCCATTACAGTGGTCAGTAATTTATAAGATGGCGATGAAATCCGATAGAATTTATTTGGCAGGAGATGATGACCAAGGTATTTACAAATGGAATGGTGCTGATCCTAAATATTTTACTACCTTCTTTCCTGGACGAAAAGTTAAATTGAGAAAGACTCAAAGATTTGGAGAAGCTATATATAAATTTTCTCAGGTAATTAGAAGAGGTATTAGAGATAGTGAAGAGAAAGAATATCTTCCAGGAAAAAGTCAAGGCTATGTAAAAAGCTATCTATCATTTAAAGAAATTCCTTTTGAGAACCTACAAGAAGATTGGTATATTTTGGGACGTGTTAATGAAACAGTTAATGAACTTAGAATGTTAGCTAAAGATGCAGGGCTATATTACAAGGACAATAGAGAGAATAAATGTTTTGACGAAAAACAATGGGAAGCAATTAAAGCTTGGACAGCAATTACAAAAGATAAGAAGATAGATAAGAAACAAGCAAGAAATATGTTTAAGTTTTTAAGAGAGCTTTCCGATCCAGCTTTTAGATTAGATAAATTTTGGAGAGCCGAACCAGATTTTAGAGAATACAATTTTCAAGATTTAAAAGAATGGTGTGGATTAGAATTAAAAGATGAAGACGCAAAGAAACCTTGGTATTGGATCTTAAGAAGAAATTTTAAACCAAGACAAGTCAGACACTTCATTAGATTATTAAGAAGGTATGGCCAAAAAGAATTAGATAAAGATCCATTAATTACAATTGATACAATACACTCTGTAAAAGGAGGAGAAGCTAATCATGTAGTGTTATATAGTAAAGGTAACTATCCATCAGACTATGCACACAAATCTAAACAAGAAAAAAGTGATGAAAGAAGAGTTTGGTATACCGGTGCAACTAGAGCAAGAAAAACTTTACATTTATTAAGAACAGACTATAAGTTTAATTACCCAATTGGTGCAGACTATTTAATCTATGTCCAGGAGAAAAATGACAAATAAGGATATGTTCGAAGAGGCTTTTCCAGAGGATAAACAAATTGGGGGATCTCACTATAAAAAATTTTTTATACAACCTTGGACATTTATAAGAAAGAATGGCCTTAATCCTTTTCAAGCAAACGTAATAAAATATGTATGTAGATATTTAACAAAGGGTAAATCAGTAGAAGATCTGAACAAAATAAAACATTATTGTGATTTAGAGATAGAGCATTTAAGAGATGAACAAAAAAAATAATAATGCCCCTTGGGCTAATATGAAACTTATGACATCTATAAAAGAGAGTCATTACAAGTGGTGCCTTGATAATGGTAGAGACACTAGTTGGTATTACAAATTAAAAAATATAAAAAATTATAAGGATCTTCAAAAAAATGAGTAAGGGATTACAGTTAACTTTAACCTTCAAAAAAGCTATTTGGAATACTCCTAGTGAGTATAAGGATTTATCTAATGCTAAAGAAATTGCAATTGATTTAGAAACTAGAGACGATGGTATTAATGAAAGATTAGGTGCAGGTTGGGCTTTGGGTAAAGGTGAAATAGTGGGATTTGCTGTAGCCGTTGATGGGTGGCAAGGATACTTTCCATTTGGCCATCTTGGTGGAGGTAACATGATACCTGAACAAGTGAAAGCTTATATGAAAAAAATTTGTAGTTTACCCTGTCCTAAAATATTTCATAATGCACAGTACGATGTAGGTTGGCTTGAAGCATCTGGCATCACGGTTCACGGACCTATAATAGATACAATGATAGCAGCAGCACTTATAGATGAAAACAGATTTAGTTATTCATTGAATGCACTATCAGTTGATTATCTTGGTGAGATTAAAGCAGAAACAGAATTAAGAGAAGCTGCAGCAGCTCATGGTATAGATCCCAAAGCTGAAATGTGGAAATTACCTGCAGAACATGTTGGTTATTATGCTGAACAAGATGCAACACTTACATTAAAGTTATGGCAAAGATTTAAAGTAGAAATACAAAATCAAAGTCTCCAAACAGTTTGGGATCTAGAGAGAAATTTAATACCTGTTCTTATAAAAATGCGCCAGAGAGGAATACGAGTCCAAGTGGCAAAAGCTGAAGAATTACAAAAAGAAATGAAGAACCAAGAGAAAGAAATATTATTGGCCATAAAAAAAGAATCAGGAATAGAAGTAGACATTTGGGCATCACGCCAGATTGCCAAAGCTTTTGACAAAATGAAACTAGATTATCCACGAACCGAAAAAACAAAAGAACCTTCCTTTACACAAAATTGGTTAAGTAATAATAAAAACAAAATAGCACAACTTATTGTTCAAGCAAGAGAGGTAAATAAATTTCATGGAACTTTTTTGGCATCGATCATGAAGTACCAAGTAAATGGTAGGATTCATGGTGAAATACAACAATTAAGATCTGATACCGGGGGCACAGTATCTGGTAGATTATCTATGAGCAATCCGAACTTACAACAAGTACCTGCTAGGAATAAAGATTTTGGGCCAAAGATAAGAAGTTTATTTATTCCAGAGGAAGGACACCAATGGGGTAGTTTTGATTATTCACAACAAGAACCTAGAATGACTGTTCATTATGCAGCATCAATTGGGGAAGGATATGAAGGATCTAACGAATTAGTAGATGCATATAAAAATACTGAGGCTGACTTTCATCAAACGGTTGCTGATTTAGTAGGTATTGAAAGATCCCAAGCAAAAACAATTGGCTTAGGTTTAATGTATGGTATGGGTAAAAACAAATTAGCTTTATCACTTGGTGTTAGTAAGGATGAGGCTGATAAACTAATTGTAAAATATAATAGAAAAGTTCCTTTTGTTAAATTACTATCTGATAAATGCAAATATGCAGCTGATGAAAAAGGTGTAATTAGAACAAAAAAAGGTAGAAAGTGCAGATTTGATTTATGGGAAACAAAAGATTTTGGATTGCATGTTGCTGAAAAATTTGATGACGCTGTAGCTAAATATGGAAAAGATAATATTAAAAGAGCTTACACTTACAAAGCATTAAATAGATTAATTCAAGGATCTTCTGCAGATCAAACAAAACAAGCAATGCTAGATTGTTATAAAGCTGGTCACTTACCTATGTTACAGATACATGATGAACTTTGTTTTAACATTAAAGATGACAAACATGCTAATGAAATCAAAAATATAATGGAAAAAGCAATTACATTTAAGGTCCCTTCTGTTGTTGATAAAGGTTTAGGAGACAGTTGGGGTGATGCTAAATAAAAAAAACTTACCACATGATAATAAAGATATGATTGGATACGCAGCTGGTCTGTTTGATGGAGAGGGTAATATAAATTATGCACAATACAATTGTAAGAATAAAAACGGTAAGGTTTATAAAAAATGGAATGTAGGGATGGAGATAGCCATGACGGATCTAGAATGTATTAAAAATTTTTATGACATAGTAAAAGTTGGTACTATACATTTTAAAGGTAAAGCAAAAGGATCTATGAATAGAAGAGATCAGTGGAGATGGAGATGCTCTCACCGTAAGGCTTATTATTTAGCAAATTTATTTTTACCATATAGTGTAAGCAAAAGAAAAAAATTATATGCTATTATAAATCACTACCAGTTTATTTTGCCGAAACGACTCCTAGGAGAAAAGTTTAATTTTTTAAATACTAAAACTTAACCTGTTGCAGCTAAGTTTTCTTGAACATCTTGATACTTGATCTGGTTTCTTTTAGATCTAATATCAGACTCAATTTTAGTCATACCGGTATGTACACCACCATGTGTCATTAACTCAGATGACCACTTATGCTCAAGATGTTGAAGTTGTTTTAACAACTCAATCTTTTTTGGACTCATTTTTTAGTTCCTCATAAGTTAAGTGAACCTCGGTGTTTCCTGTAAAACCATCTTTGATAATTTCACACTTACCTTGATCCACCATTTCTGAAAACTTATGTAATGCTGCTTTATCATTTTCTGCTTCAACAACTTGGTCTACACGCATATTGTTTTGATAAGCTATGATACGATAAGCCTTCATGAGATAGTATAGGATATTTTGAAGGAATGGTCAACATCATAACCTTCTTGGGTGATAGCTATACAATGTGCCTCATATTGGACTAAAGAACCCTCTCTGCCTTCCATTTTAGTTTTCTGGGCTCTACCTACAGCATTTGCCATATTTATGCATCTCTGTCGATCTATGAGGTTATCACGTAAGTATTGGCCACACTTTATCTCATTATTTATATTAAAACAAAAACTACTTAATAATATAAATTTTAAAACCATAATTCTTTATACTTTTTTATAAGTTTGATGCAATATTGTTTGACATGTTTTATTATCCCATAT